GTAGGTACAGGTGTACTTTTAGTAGAGGAGGGAGATGCAGTACAACCAGTTAGATTTAGAGCAATCCCTTTACCACAAATATATTTAGATGCAGGTCATGATGACAAGATTGATTACATATTTAGAAATAGAAAAATAAAATTTAAAGATATTCTTATTGCATATCCAGCAGGTACATTAAGTGAAAAGATGCAGATGGATATGGAAAAAATGCCTGACAAAGAATGTGATGTTGTAGAAATAGTTTATAGAGATTACTCAAATACAAAAGAAGAAGAATATAAATTCTGTGCAATATCAGAAATGTATGAACACAAAATTGTAGAAACTACATTTAAAGGTTTAGGTTCTAATCCATATATAATTTACAGATGGAGTAAATGTGCAGGAGAAGTATATGGTAGAGGCCCACTTCAATTAGCTTTACCAGCAATCAAAACTTCTAATCTAGTTATAGAATTAATTTTAGAAAATGCACAAATGGCAATATCAGGAATGTATCAAGTAGAAGATGATGGTGTTGTTAATGTAGATAATATATCACTAATCCCTGGCACAATTATTCCTAAAGCTGCAGGTTCACAAGGACTTACTCCAATATCTCCAGCAGGTAATTTTAATGTATCTGATTTAGTATTAAGAGAAATGAGAACTAACATTAAGAAAGCATTATACAATGATATGTTAGGTACACCAAATGAGAAAACTCCTATGACTGCTACAGAAGTTGCAGAAAGAATGGCAGACTTATCAAGACAAATAGGTGCAGCATTTGGTAGATTACAAGCAGAGTTAGTTAATCCTGTTTTACAAAGAGTAATATATATTCTTAAAAAACAAGGTAGAATAAAAATACCAGTAGTTAATGGCAGAGAAATAAAAATAAGATCATCTTCTCCTTTAGCACAAGCACAACAACAACAAGATGTTGCTACAATAGATAGATTTTTAGGAATGGTGCAGCAAAGAGTTGGGCCACAATTATTAAATGTATTAGTTAAACAAGATGAAGTAGCAAAGTTTGTTGCTAAAAAATTAGGAATACCTGAAGAATTAATTAGATCATCAGAAGAAATGCAACAAGCTGCACAACAAATGCAACAAATGATGGGGCAGCAACAGGGGGGAATGGAGCAAGAACAACCAGAGGAGATTCAATAATGAATATGTATAATGCCACGCAAAGTAAAATATGATCCTAATTTTGTTCTTACTCCAGAGATAAGAGCATATATAGAAAAGTTTGGTTATGGTAAAGCGTCTGAAGAATATGGACAATCATATCAAAGATTATATTATTTATATCACAAAGAAGAAAAACCTGAAGAAGAAGTAGCACATCCTCCTCCATTTCATATTGATTCATTACCTGATGATGAACCAAGTGCAGAAGAATTAATCCAAAGAGCATTAGATACATGGCGTAGAAAAAAAATACACCATGATGCAAGTTCTATTATTCCTGTTCAATGTAAAGCAGATGGGCCATTTGGAATAGCTTTTGTTGGCGATCCTCACATAGATGATATGGGATGTAATTGGGAAGCATTACTTCATGATTTAAAAATGATGAGAGATGCAAACATGATGGGTATTTGTGTAGGAGATATTACAAATAACTGGGTAGGTAGATTAATGAAAAAATATGCAGATCAAGAAACTACAAGAAAACAAGCAATCAAATTAATAGAATGGTTTTTTAAAGGATGTGGTGTTCATTGGTTAGCTATCATTGGTGGTAATCATGATATATGGAATACAGATGGTGGAGATGTAAATCAGTTTATGTTTAGACAAGAAGCAGGTGTTTATAAGAATCATGGTGTTAGATTAAAAATACAAATGCCAAATAATATAAACTTTAAAGTAAATTGCAGACATGATTATACAGGACACTCACAATGGAATGAAGCACATGCTATGAGTAAGGCAGCAAGGTTTGGAGATGATGATGTTTATGTAGCAGGACATAGACATAACTCTGCATATCAAATGATAAAGCGACATGAAACAGGAAGAATAGCACACGCAGTACGAGTATCAGGTTATAAAGAAATAGATGACTTTGCTGAACAAAAAGGATTTAGAGATCACACTATTTTTAGAAGTATGGTATTTATAGTTGATCCAACACAAACTGATCCATTAAGATTTTGCAAACCTGTGTTTGATATGGAAGAAGCAAAGGAGGAAATACTATGGAAGAAAAAGAAAAAATAAATCCAGCATATTATCAGAAAGGTCAATGTAGCTGTGGTAAAAAATTACAAACATATGATTGGGTAAAAGACTTACCTTATGCAGATGCTACATCTATAAAATATATCATTCGTCATAGAGATAAAGGTGGTTCTACTGATATCAAAAAAGCGATATGGTTTTTGAAAAAGATATTGATAGATGAGTACAAAGAAACCGAGTAAGCCAATTCTTATAGGAGATAAGAAGTATTATAAATATTTAATTGTATGGGAAGATATTGTCGGAGATTCAACAATAACAGACTACAATGAGTTCACTAATATGCATTGTGCCTTAATACATACAGAAGCATATATATTTAAAAAAACCCCTAAATATCTATATTCTTTTGGCAGCTATCAATGTGAGAATGGGGAAATAGGCTTTGGGGATAGAAACATTTACCCTAGAAGTGTAATTAAAAAAATGGTAAGGATATAACAATGGTAGAAAAAACTGAACAAAATAAAGCCCTAATTGGATTGGATAACTTTAAAAGAGGTTCAGAAGAAGAAGCAAAACTAAATATGGTATTTACATCTGTATTTGGTTCTACATCTGGTAAGCAAGTTCTCCAATACTTGAAATCTATAACCATAGATACAGTCGCTGGTTCAGAGATATCAGATAATGCTTTGCGTCATTTAGAGGGGCAAAGATATATCGTAGGTCTTATTCAGCGTAGGGTTAATAAAGGTATCAGTATTAATATGATAAAGGAGAAAAAAGATGAGTGAAGAACAAACACAACCAGTTGAGCAGCAACAAGAACAACCTGCTCAAACACAAGAACAAACGCAGGAAAATGTTTCACATGAAACATCACAACCTACAACAACAGAACCTGCACCAAGACCTGAACACATACCTGAAAAATTTTGGGATGCTACTAAAGGCGAAGTTAATTTAGAAGAATTTGGTAAGTCATATACCAATCTTGAAAAGTATGTAGGTGGTAAGAAAGAAGAACTGCGAGATCAAATCGTAGATGAACTTCAACAAGAAGCTATAGCAGAAAGACCTGAAAAGGTAGAGGGTTATGAATTACCTAAATTACCAGAGGGTATTACTGAAGAACTAGTAAATGCTAATCCTATGACAGATTGGTGGAAAAACTTTTGCTATGAAAATGCATATGACCAAGAAGTATATCAAGAGGGTATCAATAAATATGTTGATTCTTATATTGGTAATCAAGTTGATCCTGATGCAGAAAAACAAAAGCTAGGAGAAAATGCAGATGCAAGATTAGATGCAGTAAATAGTTGGGCATCTACATTCTTTTCTCCTGAACAATACGAAGTAGTTTCACAAACATTAGGTATGAATGCTGATGGTATAGAAGCACTTGAAAGAGTTATGGATTCACAAAAACAATCTATTACTCGTTCAAACCAAGTAGCACAACCTGAAAGACCTTTAACTTTAGATGATGTAAGAAGTATGATGAAAGATAAAAGATACTTTGATCCTAAAGAAAGAGATCAAGCATATGTGAAGAAAGTAGATGATGCATTTAACAGACTCTATAGAGGTTAATGTTATATGTTGAAAAGACTACTCCTGAAGATTGTTTTCAATTAGCAAAGAATCTTAAACAAGTTGATAAGTATGAACTAGCTATATGGGGGCTTGATCCATTACAAGCATTGTTGCAGCCATTTAGATATACCAAAAGAAAGGTTCATACTTATACAATCTTTGATAAAAATAAGGAAGTAGCTGCTATATTTGGTACAGTTTCATCAAGACAAAACGATAAAGTAGGTACAATATGGTTATTATCTTCAGAAGTATTAGATAAGAATTACTTATATTTTCTCAAAAGAAATAAGTATTGGACAGAATATTTAGAGAAAAACTATGATTATTTGTCTAATTATATAACTGCAGAGCATACTAAATCTATTAAGTGGTTAAAGTGGCAAGGGTATAAATTTTCTAAACCTATGCTTGTAAATAATGTAAAAATGTATTACTTCTATAAACGAATACAAAATTGTATTCAAAATAGAACGCAACCTATTTTGAATGATGTTGGCCCATCTTGGACAACCAGCTTACCTCAAAAGAGATAATTGCTTAATTAACAACAAACGACTAATAAGGAGGCAACATGAGTACATCTATATCAACAGCCTTTATTAAGCAGTTTGAAGCTGAAGTCCACATGGCTTATCAAAGAATGGGATCAAAGCTGAAAAACACAATAAGGCAAGTTAATAATGTACAAGGTAGTCAAGCGAGATTCCAAAAAGTAGGCAAGGGTACTGCTGTTAATAAGGCAAGACACTCTCAAATTCCTACAATGGATATTTCTCACTCTACTGTTGATGTTACTTTATCAGACTTCTATGCTGCAGACTATGTAGATAGATTGGATGAATTAAAGACTAACATTGACGAACGACAAGTTCTGTCATCAAATGCTGCTGCTGCATTAGGAAGAAAAACAGACCAACTCATCATTGATGTTTTGGATGCTGGTACAAACTCAAACAATGTCGCACATGGTTCGGCTGGTTTAACTTTAGCTAAATCACTAACTGTGTACGAAGCGTTTGGTGGTGCTGACATCCCTGATGATGGACAGAGATACTTTGTAGTATCTCCTGCTGGATGGGCTGATTTATTACAAATAGATCAATTCAGTAGAGCAGAGTATGTTGGAGAAAATGATCTTCCATATGCTGGTGGAATCACAGCTAAAAGATGGTTAGGATTTATGTGGTTCACTCATTCAGGTCTTTCTATTTCTGGTTCAACAAGAGAATGTCATGCATTCCATAAATCAAGTGTTGGTATCGGAGTAGGTTCAGAGATCAGAACAGAGATCAACTACATTCCTGAAAAAGTCAGCAACTTAATCACATCTTACATGTCAATGGGTTCTACTATGATTGACAATGATGGTGCGATCAAAGTACAGATAACAGAATAGGAGGCATAAATGGCATATTCAGCAAGTAACTTACGAAAAGTCGCTGGTGGAGCTATGAGTGTATTCTTATATGATTCTGCTGACGCAATCGGAACTATCGCTGCTAGTGGCTACTTTAATAGTGCAACCAATGAATTAAAACAGAATGATGTTATAATCGCTGTAGGTTCAACTGGTGGTACTAGAACTGTAGATATGCTAGTAGTTTCATCTGCAACAGGTGCAGCTACAGTTACTACTATCAATGGTACATAATAACTAAACATGGTATGGGGGGATTTACTTCTCCCCATATCTAGTGTACATATAAACTATGGCTAATTCTAAATTTGATATCTGCAATAAAGCACTCGTACTTGTAGGTGCTAATACAATCACAAGTTTTAATGAATCAACAACAGAATCCAAAGTAGCAAACAATCTTTATGAATCTACTTTAGAAAATTTATTAACTAGATGTAGATGGAGATTTGCATCTAAACAAAAACAATTAAGTAAAAATACTACTAATCCTGATGCTAGATATGAATCTTCATATGCTATGCCAAATGATGCATTAGTTATACACACAATAACAGTTTCTGATGATGTTATTAAATACGATATATATGGTGGAAATATATTTACAAACACAACATCTAGTGATACCTTGATATCGGATTATACTTTCCAACCCAGTGAAAGCGATTTTCCTCCCTTTTTTACACAGACGCTAGTCTTTGAACTAGCGTCTTTGTTTGCTGGTGCAATTGCTCGTAATGATCAGTTATCAGAGTTATATCACAAAAGAGCAGTAGCCCAGTTAGCAGTATCAAGAGCATTAGATTCACAACAACAAACTACTAGAAATCTTGATCTTGATAGATTTAGAAATGTTAGAAATAGAACTGCGCTAAATAATATAACTGCAAAATCTCCATAGGAAAATGATATGGCTAGACAAAGGGTTCATCAATCAAGTTTCTTACGAGGGGAATTAAATCCAACAATAGTATCAAGAGTTGATCTTGCAGCATATGGTCAAGGATTGAAGAAAGCTAGAAATGTTATTCCAATAAACCAAGGTGGTATTGAAAGACGAGGTGGTTCTGTATTTCGTGCTGATCTTGGTAGTGCTACTAGATTAGAAACATTTATATTTAATCAAAATCAAGAATATATATTTGCATTCCAAAACCAAACATTAAAAATTTATTCTACTAATGGTACTTTAGTAGCTACATTATCAAGCTGTCCTTGGGTTAC